CGCCCGATTAGCGGATACATTCAGTTAATTTAGCAAGGAGAACGAAGATGACGACCAAGAAGAAAACCGAAAAGGTGGAAAAACCAGCCGACAACAGTTGGCCCGCATGGTTCTATGGACCCGGTGGCGTTGGTGAGATTTTCGACAGTGCGGAAGAAGTGCCCGATGGTTGGGCGGATCATCCGAACGACGCACCGCCACCAATCGACCTTTAATTTAAGGATGGAGTGCTTCTGTGACCCTGATTTCATCAATCATCACGGATGCCTACCGCGAGAGTAATATTCTACCTCTCGTCAAGGCTCCGAGTGCACCACAAATCACAGAAGCACTCCGCCTATTAAACGGGCTCTTTTCGTCGATCTACGGCGACGAGGCAGGGGAAAGCCTGCAAGATTGGCCTTTAGGCAATTTCGGCCGCGAAAGCCCTGCCTACAATCTGGAATTCACCGAATACAATATCAACCGGCCGACAATCAACCGCCGCCTTATTGCAGTCAATGAAGAGGCCAAAACGGTATACCTGACGCTCTACCCGCAAGATGGTGCCCGTATGGGTATCGCGGATCCTTTTGGACGTCTCGCAACCGTACCTGTCACCCTGGACGCAAACGGTCGCACAATTGAGGGAAGCCCCAATTTGCTGCTAGATACCAACGGGACATTCACCGAATGGTTTTACCGTGCGGATCTTGGGGATTGGGTGAAACTCACTTCGAAGGTCGCGGCAGACGAAATGCCGTTCCCTGCCGACTTCGATAACTTCTTTGTTATATTGCTCGCCATGCGGATTAATCCCCGCTACGGCCGCACGCTCGACGAACAAAGCTTGGCGATATTCCGCAGTGAAAAGCGCAAATTTGTTGCACGTTATCTGCAGTCGATGCCGCTCGAAATTCTCGACGATATCTCTTGGCCGTTCATGTCGACGCAAAGCTACGACCAACAGCGCGAATTTTCCAGCAATCGGGCATTCAATCGCGGTAGTCGGTGGTAAATGGATATCCCTCTTGCCCGTAGCGAGTATTTTCGCGCCGTAGCGAAGGAAGCGCGCATTTATCTGCGCAACCGATACTTCGAAGCTAATCCGGTATTGTCGAAGGAACAGACAGCTCTAATTCAACGCCCTGGCCTTGCCCGTTGGATCATTGTTGGCACCGGACCTATTCGCGGATTATTCAGCCAGCCGGGTACGTTCGACGAAGCGCTTTTCACCGTAAGCGGAACGGAATGGTATCGCGTGGATACCGACGCGACCGATACGTTGCTGCTTACCGGCGTGGCGGGATCCCCAGGCGACGTGAGTATGGCAGGGACGGCAGAGATAGGCACGACGCCGCCTTTCATGTTCCTGGCAGACGGTAGCGCGCTTTATGTCTATGTCGAGGATGGGTACGCCGTAGGAACGATTTCCGGTGTGCCTGCAAACGGCGACGTCGTGCGCGTGGGATCGATGTACTATCAATTCACAAATGCCAGCGTCGATGCAGGTGCACCGGCCGGGACGGTTGGAAACCCGTGGCTGGTGGCTTTGGGAGTGAGTACCCTTATCGCGTGGCAGAATTTTTATTCTGCGATAAATGACAACGGCGGCGAAGGCGTCCGGTACAGTACCGCACTTCTACCTAATACCGAAGCCGCGCCAATCTTCCAGGATGCGACAAGCGTGCAAGTGCGTTCGGCTGTGCGGGGAGTTGCAGGCAATGCAGTTGTCACGACGGAAACCGGCGCGGCGATAGCTTGGACGGCCGGCACCTTGGCAGGTGGAGGATCCCCGTCCGTTACGCGCGTTCAAACACCTCTCGACGTCGGTGTTATCAGCCTTGGCTATATCGGATCCTATGTGGTTGTCGTTCCCGCACAAGGGCAAGGCGTCAACGGCCGCTTCTACTGGATCGAACCAGGTGAAGTGACCATTGATAGCTTGAACTTTGCGACGGCCGAACGTGCGCCGGATCCGATTTCCGGCGTCGTGGTTTTCGGCGACCAATTCTGGTTGCCTGGTGTCATCACGACAGAGCCGTGGTATTTTACAGGCAATCCCGAAACTCCGGTTTTGCGGCAGCAGGGAATTGTGTTCGACCGTGGCGCGTGGGAAGGTACCGGCGTGCAGGTCAAAGACAGCATGATTATCGTCGGTGCAGATGGAAGTGTTTTTGATATCTCGGGAGGGATTGAAAAAATCAGCCGTCCGGATATTGAGGAACGGATCCGCAAAGCTATCAAGGCGCAAGTGTAATGCCGTATCCTACCCGCACCGCCGTCATCGATCCGGACACTCCCGACGTCGAAGTCATCTTTCGGCTGTTGAGCCCAAGCGAAGGATCCTTGCCGCCTGCGACGGGTGACTCTGCAGACGGTATAGGCTTCGGGACCAGTGGAAACCCATTCAGTATCAAAGACGGATATGTAGGCAGCACTGCAGGGATTGTTGATAATATTCTTGATACTCCTGAATTGGGAGGTGTCGCGGGCATATCTAAAACCGGATGGGGTACTGCAAATTATCTTGCAGATGCCGCGGGTACTTTTCAAAATGGACTTAGCGCGGTCTGGACCAACGGTGTTATTCTCACCACCTACGGCGGACCGGTAAAAGAACCTCCACCGGGCGGAGCGCCTTTTGGTATTTGGGATTTCTACGCCGCAGCGAATACGGAACTACCTACATTCGATGGAGGTGCCGTAACGTATATTCCGACCTATGAAAATATCAACGTGGATTGGGGTTTCACTTCATCTGCATTTGATACAGATGGGGCACTACCTCCTTACTTCCACGAGGCTAGCGAGGCTCCGCTTTCGACGAATATTCGACCAGCCGCGATGCAATTCTGGTCCTTCAACCTTCCGATAGATCCGCGCGGGATATCGGGCAAAATGTTTGGCCTTGAAACCGCTTACGAAGCGTCAACGCTCGAAATCAACATGTACATACTGTTTGATTTCCCTGTTGATGACGTATTGGATTTGCCGAATTATTCGCTGGGCGGATCCTGTTTTTCCGAAACCGACCTGGCAGACAATTGGGTTTTTGGTACAATATCCTCGTTTGATATTGACGACACTCTGGACGTATTGACGCGGTTCGACTCCAACCGTGATATGTACATCGATATTTTTCCGGATCCGATTGAATTGAACACAGCGATGTTCAATCACTATACTCCGGTAATTGCTACCGACGCCGGTAACATTGCACAGTTCAATAACCGTTACAGCACCCGCGACGGCTGGTTGGTTGAAGGTCGGGTAAATGATACCTACCCGTGGCAGTGGTATTTGATTTCCCGAGATTGGACAACGTACCAGCGTATGTCATTCGTCGGCGGAGAGCAGGCTTTTTGCAACAGTGCGGCCGCAGGCGATACGTTTGTCTATACCCAAGATACTGACGGAACCTGGCTGGCATATTCTGCAAACAACAGCACTTTCCCTGCGACCAACTACCGGCAATGGGTAGAAGGCACAATGGCGTCGGGTTTCACCGGCTGCACCGGAAGCCTGACAGAAATCCCTCCACTCCCAACGATCGTTACCGGTGACGTCATTGTGCGCGCATGGCCTTTGTCGCTCGACGGGCATGATATGTACGTGCTTCGCCTCGGACTGACGGAAACATTGTTGTATGACAAATACTCTAAGCAGTGGTTTCCGTGGTCCTCTTTCAGCAATGCAGTTTGGGCAGTAAACACCGGTTTTGAGTGGTTGGGCGGCGTCGGGATTGGTGCAACGAATATCATTGTCGGAGACGATACGACGGGTACTCTTTATTTCCTGGATCCCGACCAGCCGTTTGATAATCCGCAGACGGTAGAAGCGGCCGACCAAGAGATTTATTTCGACCGCATTGTCATGGGGCAGTATCCTCAAACCGGCCGTGAAGCCATGCCGTGCTATGCAATCTTCGTGACGGCCGACATGGGGCAACCGGCTTACGACGGTGCATCGATCACACTCTACACCAGCGACGATGCCGGTGAAACGTGGGATGACCACGGTGCTATCGAGGTTTCCGGAGGTGTCTATTCTCCTGAATTGCTTTGGACGTCACTAGGTCAAATCACTGCACCTGGACGGCTGTTTATGCTTATCGACGATGGTGCACTTGCGCGGATCGATAGCATGGAAATGAACGATCCCGACGATGGTTGACAATATCCAACCGTTACAGGACCGTGTGCAGATCGTGAACGCAAACGGCACGCCGACGCCGTTCTTCATCCGTTGGGCGAAGCAGCGCCAAATCGATATCAGCGAAGGTATCACGGCGGCACAAGCGCAGCAGCTTATCGAAGATTGGGCAGCAGCACGCGACGTAACCGCAGGCGTTGGCCTCGACGGCGGTGGAAATCTTTCGGCCGACATTACAATCAATCTGGAAGATACCGCAGTCACACCGGGAGTTTACGGGGATGCCTCGAATATCCCGCAAATCACGGTCGACCAGCAAGGTCGGATAACTGATATTGTCGACATTCCTGCGGCCGGTGGTGGCGGATCTTTGGAAATCGAAGATGAAGGCGTATCGGTGGAAACCGGCGTCACGAAGATCAATTTCACAGGTCCAGGCGTCACCGCGACGTCACCGGCCGCAGGGGAAGTCGAGGTAGATATCCCTGGCGGCGGCGGAGGTTTGACACTGATAGAGAGATATACAGGAGATGGGACGGTAGGTACAAAAACCTTTTCCTCTCTCGCAGGATATTCAAATATAAAGATAATAATATACGGTAGAAGTTCTGCCGCTACAGTTGAAGAAAATGTACTTCTTAGATTAAATGGAGACACCGCAGCCAATTATGATTGGCAACTAATGGCGGCAGCTAATGCGGGTGTGTCCGCGAACGCTTCACTTGCGAATACCTCTATATTGATAGGGGCAGTCCCAGGGGCTTCTGCAGCAGCAGGTTTGGCCGGAAATCTTGAAGGTATTATTCCAAGATACCTAGACACAGTATTTCATAAAAACTGGACCGGACAAAGTTTCTCCAAACAAGGCAATGCCTCGGCGTCCTTTCGACTTAGATCGTCGGGAGGGGCTTGGCGTAATACCGCAGCTATAAACTCTGCGACAGTGCTTTTGAGTGCGGGTAATTTTGTGACCGGAACAATCATAGAAATATGGGGCTTTTGATAGCTACATTCTGCCTTGACGAAATATCAAAATTGCATTAACCAAATCCCTGTTCCCTCGCCGCAGAGCGCTTTTCAGCATAGCCCAACGGGAACCTCGGGGTCATTCTGAATGGAGCGCAGGAGGCGTGCAAACTCAAATCATCAACGCAATTAATAATTCACCCCTCAATAGAGGGCTGGATGGTTGCGCGTGGCTTTCGACGCCTGGTAACATCGCAATCACTTTCGCAAACGGTGACGTCACGCTTTTCGATGACGAAGGTGACAAGATCTACCAGGTGCACGTTCTCTTTCAATCGCGCGGCCGCAAGGCAATCGACCATGTAAAACGGGCTTTCCGTCGTATGTTCGACGATCATGAAGCCAAGATGATTTTTGCGATGGTTCCCGACTTCCGACGCGACGTGAAATTATTGGCCCGTTGGGTAGGTTGCAAGTCTGCGGGACTGCGCCAAACGTCCGAGGGGCCCTGCGAACTTTTTGTTATGTCGTCGATTATGTGGAGGCGCAATTGTCTTTCTTGAAACCCAAAGCCGCGAAGTCGGATAACCTCAATCGGGGTTTGATAAATTCGACCTATACGCCGCAAGCGCAAACAGGCGTCACCGCCAATAACTATCTCTCGTCCCTATTGACCGGGCAGGGAGATACAGGTGCCGCGAACGCCGGATATAACAACTACCTGCAAATGGCAGGCTATGCACCGGCAATGCGCCAATTGTCGCAAGATACCGTTGGGCAAGGTGCTGCGGCCGGAATTCTCAACAGCGGCGCAACAGCGAAGCGACTGCAGACGCGTGGCACAGAATTGAACCAGGGCTTCTACAACAACTATTTGCAGCAGCTTTCCGGCGCTTCTGGCCTAGGACTGCAGGCAGGTGGATTGCTCGCCAATGTCGGAAACCGCCAAACCGGAGGCGGACCGTCGACCGCAGGCAGCATTGCGTCAGCAGTTGGCGGCATTGCATCGATTTTCTCCGACCGTCGATTAAAGCGGGATATCAAGCTGCTTCGCCGGGATCCTGACGGGCTCGGTTGGTATGAATTTGCCTATAACTGGAACCCTGCGAAGAAACTTATCGGCGTCATGGCAGATGAAGTTGCGAAGCTGCGGCCGCAGGCTCTTGGGCCCGACCGTCTCGGATTTGCAACCGTTGACTATGGAGCACTCTAATGTTCGGCAATATTCTCGAAACGTTGGGACTTCGCGTACCGGACCGGACACCTCCGCCCGCAGCAATGTCTTATGGACAGGCACGGGCACAAATCGGCCCTAGCAGTGATCCACTTACGCGCGTCGATCCCAATGACTTTATCAACGGACCGCAGGATGCTCGCCCTGCACCGCAGGCAGTGACGCAGGAGGGGCCGATGCCCACAAACATTTTGCAATCCCTGGACCAGACACCTCCGGAAATGATGCAGCCGCAAGCAGAGGCACCGCGCAAGCGTCTTTCGCTGATCGATACAGTCGGCCGCATTTCCGACGTGATCGCGAACGTCGGCGGATCCCAGGCACAATATCAGCCCTACCTTGACGCTCGGGAAGATCGTGCGTTGGGAATGGAAGATCGCGAACGTCAAATTGACCTGGACGCATTGCGCAAGCGCGTAACGGAACAACAGCTTCAAACCGGTCAAATGGGTATTGAAGGTGACGAACGCGCACGCTTGGGGGAAGCCTTGGGTGCCGTTTCCGAAAATCCTGACGCTGCGGCCGTTTGGCCTCAAATTGCAGAGCAAGCAGGTATTTCTCCGGAGAAGTCTGCGCAGATTGGCGAGATACTTGCCAAAAACCCAAATGCTGCAAAAGCGTTTGCGGAATCGCTCGGATGGAATCCGACAAAAGCACCTAGCCAAGCTAAGGAGGTGCAGATTTACGAAACCATGCTTCGGGACGATCCCAAAGGTGCGCAACTGTATCTGCAGAGCCTACGGGATCCGAAAGCCATGACACCGTATCAGCAGGCTCAACTTGCGCTTGCGATGGACAAATTCGGCTTCGAAAAATATAAGTTTGAAAATCCACAACCGACTGCAGCAATGCGGACTGCGGAAGCTAAAGGTGCGTCCGGTGGCGGAGGCGGCGGATCCGATGATGTCAATGCAATTCTGACGGACTTCAATATCAAGTTGAGCGGCAAAGAAGATCCGGTTGCAGATCTTATCCAAGGATCCACAAGCGGTATTGTCGAAAACGTCGCATCAATGATCCCTGGGGCACTCGGAAAGTCGACGCCTGGACAGGAAAATATCGGTCGGTTGCAGACAATCGATAACGCTTTGGTCCTGGCCTTGGCAGGCGGAAAACTTGGCGCCGGTGTATCGAACGCCGACCGTGACTTTTTCAAGGAAATGTCGGGTAAGATTTCGGATCCGAATATTCCTGCGAACCAGCGCGTAGCAGCATGGCAGCAAATCAAGGCACGTTTGCGTGGGATCCAGACACGGGCAGCGGCAAAGCCTGCACCTCGGGCTGCACCAGCCGCAAAGCCACGTTACCAGCCGTCACCTAATCGCAAGCCTGTTCCGCCACGTAATGCTAATCCGGCATTGCTTGAAGAAGCGAAGCGTCGAGGATTGATTTAATAATGGATCCGATTTCCAACATTCTGCAGTTTCTTGCGAAGCCTGCACCTGTACCCAAAGGCGCGAAAAAAGCTGCGCCTAAAAAGGTGCCCGTGTCGACCAAAAAGCAGGAAATAGCGAAAATCGCGCGGCGTGCATTGAATGCAAGCAATCCAGGCGCAAACGTACTGGAAATGATTGGTCCGGATCGTATCAAGGCGTTCGGTGCAGGCGTCAACCGGTGGCTTCCGTTTGAAGCAGTAAATCGCGCGGTTGCGGCCGGTGCAGATCTTATCGGCTATGGCGAAGAAGATACGGTTGGTTTCGATCAAAAGAATTTCGACCGCAACATGCGTGCAATCCGCAAGGGGCAGGATAAAGCCTACGAAAAAGACAAGGCTGCTTATGCGGTCGGCGGTGTTAGTGGTGCCCTTGGCGGCGGTGCTGCGCTAGTCAGAGGTGTCCAGGGCACAGGTAACGTCCTATCGCGTATCCCGATGTTGGAAAAGGTCGGCAAAGCTATTGCCGGATCCCAAACACTCGTAAAAGGTGAAAAGGTTAAAAACCTCGCCAAGCTGGCAGGTACAGGTGCAGTCGTCGGTGCCGGTGAAAGTGCAGTGCGTGGGGGCGATGCCGTGGACATTGCACAATCGGCTGGCATAGGGGCGGCGGCTGCACCTGTTGCATCTGCAGCGGTCAAGGGGCTCGGGTACATTACCCGTCCGGTTGTCGACCTGTTGAGCAAGTCGAATTACGGGCAGATTTTGCGCCGGATCACGACCGCGACTGATGAAGAAATTCAGGCGGCGCGTGCAGCGTACAAAGCGCAAACCAATGGCGCCGAACCTACCCTGTTCGAAATCCTCCCTAAAGGCGACCGCGACCGTATTTCGAAGATGATTGGCGGAACGGATCCGAAGGTACAGGAACAGGCAGCAGAAGCCATTCAGCAGCGTGCACGTAACGTTGAAGGTGAAATGCTGAATAGTGTCGACGAAGCCGTTGCACCGCAGGTCGGCAAGATCCAGCAGTCTTTTGCCGACGATCTTGCAGCATCGCGCGGAAGCGGCACGCCTACGCCACCAGAAGAAGCACTGGCCTCCCAAGCCACGAAATCGCCTCTCGACATGGAAATTATGCGGTCGCAGGAAAGCGGCAACATAATGCAGCCGTTCGACGACACACCGGCATATAATTCCGTCGAGGAATTGTTCCCAAGCGTACCAGAGTTGCAGGCAGACGGTAGCGTCAAATATGTCGTATCAGATCCCGAAGTCGCGGCACTTATCAAAGGTGTCGCCGGATCCTTGCGCCTCACCGGTAACGATCCAGGAAACAACATCACCGTCAACAATTTGACGAAGATCCTGCGCAACCTGAAAAAGAAGGTTGCTCGGGGAAATGTCGACGATGATGCAGCGCAGCGTGCGATTAACCATATCGACGACATTTTCGCGCAGGACCATCCAGACGCAGCCGCAGCGCTTGCAAAAATGAACGAAGCGTTCGCCGGTCGCAGCCGTACTCTTTCCGGTTTCGATGAAGGTAAACTAAGCCGTACCCGTGAACAATTCCGTGGCGACAAGCAGGAAGGTATCAATATCTATGATACCCCCGAAGGTGCTGCAGGTCGCACGTTGGGGCAGACGGCCGCGCTGCGTGAAAGTTTCTCGGGAACGCCACAGGATGCTATGAGCGGCGTCGGGCAGTTGGCAGAGAATACCGGACTGCAGAAAGCCGTTGCGGAAAATATCGACGCCGCTGCGGCCGAAAAACTGACGCAAGCTGCACGGGCACAGGAAAGCGGACTACGTGCCCTTGGAGAAGCGCGCAAAGCTGCGGACCGTAAGACCGAAGAAGCAGACGTAACGGCGCTCGGGGATGCTCTACTAGCATTCAATCCGGCGTCGTTCCCGCTTACCCGTATGGCTGCGGTAGCGCGACTGATTAAAATTCCTACCTTGGGCGAAAAGAAGGCGACTGTTCTGGTCGACCTGCTCTTTTCACAGGATCCGGCGAAAATTAGCCGTGGCATTGCATTGCTCGATAGTGTCGGTCGGCAAGGTCGGCAGGCATTGGCGGATATGTCGGTAGGGATCCTGGGAGCCTCCCAAGCCGTGACGAAATGGCCGACCGAAGCAGACTATGCCGCGAACGACGCCGCTAATCCTATGCCAGTCGAAGGTGAAGGAGCGGTTGATTATTCGCAAATGTCCGACGAAGAATTGATGCAGCAGCTACAGGGCGGTGACGTCGATCCTACCACTTTGTCCGACGAAGAATTGATGCAGCAGTTAAGCGGCGGTCAAGGTGAAGCACCTTATGGTGCGCAAGTGATTTCGGCCGTCTTTCCGGAGGCAGTAATCACCGACGCCGAACGGGATCCGAATAGTGCACTCGGGCAGGCAAACCCCGATAGCTACCATGTCCAGGGTGACGGCGCGGTTGACGTTCGGCCGATACCAGGCGTGACATTTGAAGAATTCATTGGGAAGCTGAAAAGCGAAGGATATGAAATTATCGAAGCGATTGACGAAGTGAATAACCCAAGCGGACATGCGACCGGTCCACATTGGCACGTAGTTTTTGCATAGGATAAGATAGTGACTCAACCTACAGATAGGCAACTTAGATTGGACAACGCAGAATTATTGCGCGCACTCGTTGCGTCGGTCGATCATTTACGCTCGGAACAAGCTGCCGTGCATACCCAGGTTTCGGAAATTCGGGACAAGGTTATCACTATCGAAGCGCGTGACGTCGGTGCACAGGTCGCAGCTTTGGCTTTGCGGGTTGCTGCACTTGAAGTTTCGCACCAACGCCGCGAAGGCGCTACATCACTCGCGGAAACTATCGTCAAATCTCCGACACTCGGTTGGATCATTGGCGCAGGCACATTCATTTGGGCTTATCTCACTGGAAAGGTGGATTTGTAAAATGTCGAACAAAGCATTAGACGCAGCGGCACGTCAAAAGGGTTTCCCCGATTATGCGACCTATAAGGCGTGGGAAGCCAAGCGCACGGGCAGTCTCCGGACCAAAGGTACCACTGCGTCACCTCCGCCGAAGAATTGGCTGC